CTGTGGTTCAAGATTGGAAACTATATTGATATTCCTATTGAGCGTGGTGAAGAGACTGAAATTATCAATCTGATTGCTGATACTGAAACCTTTACTGATGTGCTGAATGCTGCAGAAGCACTTTATAAGTACTGTAAGCAGAAGCAACAGGAAGAAACCAAGATCTCTCTGGACAATCTTGAGTCTCAACAGAGTGGTGCTAACAACCAACCTGCTTCTGATTTTACTGACCAGCAGGGGGGTGATAACGACCAATCTGAGTATAATGATTCTGAAGGTGCTCCCACCTCTGATGAAACTACTCAAGAAAAGGGTGAAACCACCCCAGAAATGGGTGGTGAGAAAAATGAGGAACCTGAAGTCAAGACGATGGAGTCTCTTGAAGAGGCACTGAAAGATCTTGTTAACAATAGTGGTCCTGAAAATGTCTATCTGGAACTCCCTAAACTTGATCTGAAAAAAGTGATTGTTCCGAATGCCCAGATTCATTCTAATTGTAAAGAATCTTGGGACTCTTATTCGGAAAATACTGGATATAAGTATGAAGATCTCTTTGGTGAAGTTGATCGACAGTTTGTAGAGTTCAAGCGTTCGGCACAGAAAGAAGTGAACTATCTGGTGAAAGAGTTTGAGTGTCGTAAGGCGGCAGATTCCTATGCCCGTGCTACGACTGCTCGCACTGGTGTTCTGGACTGCTCTAAACTTCATACCTACAAATACAACGAAGACCTCTTCAAGAAGGTTACGACACTCGCAAACGGTAAGAATCACGGTCTGGTGTTTGTTCTGGACTGGTCTGGTTCAATGTGTGATGTGATGCTGGATACCGTCAAGCAACTCTTCAACCTTATCTGGTTCTGTAAGAAGGTTGCGATTCCGTTTGAGGTTTATGCCTTCACGACTGAGTATCCTTTGGTTTCTTATGACGAAAATGGTAAGGCAAATATGCGTGAACTTGCTTATCAGAAGAAAGATGGTTTGATTCAAGTTGGTGAATGGTTTTCAATGATGAACCTGCTGACCAGTCAAGTGAATGGTAAGAATCTGGAGGAGCAGATGAAGAACATCTTCCGCCTTGCTTATTCGTTTGGGCGTAACTGCTACACTTCTTATCAGATTCCTTTGGGTCTTTCTCTCTCAGCAACTCCTTTGAATGAGGCAATGATTTCTCTTCATCAGATTCTACCCAAGTTCCAGAAGGAAAATAAACTTCAGAAAGTCCAATGTGTTGTTCTGACTGATGGTGAAGCTTGTGGTATTAAATATCACCGCGAAGTGAAGCGTCAATGGGAAGATGGTCCTTTTATGGGAACTGCTGGCATTGGGTTTGGTTCATTCTTGCGTGACCGTAAGACTGGAAACACCTATTCTTTGGATTGTGAATGGCATCAAATTACTGATATTTTCCTTCGTAACCTGCGGGACAAGTTTGCTGATATCAACTTCATCGGTATTCGTGTTCTGGAAGGTCGTGACGCTGGTAACTTTATTCGTCGATATTGTGGTTATTATGGTCCAGACCTTGAAAAAGCGATGAGTGCTTGGAAAAAAGAAAAGGCATTCACGATTAAAAAATCTGGTTACCATTCTTATTTTGGTCTTTCTGCAACTGCACTTTCTCAAGATACAGAGTTTGAAGTTGCTGAAGATGCGACCAAGACTCAAATCAAGTCTGCTTTTGCTAAGAGTCTCAAGTCCAAAAAAATGAATAAAAAGATTCTTGGAGAGTTTGTGGAACTTGTGGCTTGATAAATATTTTTATAGAACTCAATAAAGGCAATGAGTAGATTTACAGACTTATTTCAAGAACCAGCACCTGCTCCAGAAGAGGGTTTTAATGAAAATGCATCCGATCGTGATGGTGACGGATTAGTTCAGGACGGAACTAAATTTGAAAGACCTGCTTCAACCCCTAAGTCTTCTAAAAAGAAACCCACATTAGGATAAGATGAAAACATTTCAAGAATTTGTGGTAGAATGTTATTCTATCCAAGAGACTTCTCTTACTCGTGTAATGGGCAAGTCAAAAAAAGGTGGTATGGCAATTATGTCTGCTCAGAGAGGAGACAAATCAAAAGCAGAAAACAAAGCACGTTCAAAACAACTTGAAAAAGATGTAAGAGGTGCTGGTCTTCCTGGTCCTACTAAGGTTGCTGGAAGATATACTGAAAATCCAGGAACTCCTCAAGAAAAAAAGGTGGGAGAAAAATCTCATATCATTACTCCTGGTAAAAAAGGTAAGAGAAAGTTTAAAAAGGCAATTGAAAAACTTGGTAAAAAATATGACCAAGATTCTGTATTGATTCAGCGTAAGGGGGGTGGAGAATCAACTCTTAAAGGTACTTCAAAGACCTCTTGGCCAGGTAAAGGAAAGAATGTTAAAATAGGTGGTATGAAACCAGGTAGAACTGGTGAGTTTGATACTAAAGTTAAGAACAAAACATTTACAGTTGAAAAATGAAATCTAAATTTCCATTTGACCACGTTGTCAAATCTGATACAAAACAAGTCTGGGTAAAGTGCGATAGTGCTATTACTGCAATGGGAATTACTGCCGTTGTAAACCAGTTTTATCCCGGATACACTCCTCATATTGCTAGTGAGGATTATTTGAATGAATTGCGAAACCGCCAGGTCCAATTCTGAAACTGGCACAACGGGGGTTTTACAACCCCCTTTTTGCTGTTATAATAACTTCAGTTAACAAACACACCTAACTACATCATGCCTCGCAAGTCTGCCGTGAATGACGCTCAACTGATTGAGTCTATTAAAGAACTGTATGGTTCCGAAGTTACCACTGGTGACCTAAAAGGTTTCTGTGCTTCTCGTGGTCTGAATTATCAGACCGTGACCCGCCGCCTGGAAGACTATAAGACTGGTCGTGGTCGTTGGAATCTGGAAGTGACTCCTAGTGTTGTTGGTAAAATGGAGCAGGCATATCAAGCACCTGCCGCCCTCCCTGCTGTGGAACAAAACCTTATTCCTGATAAAGATGATACCTTCGTCAAGTTTGGTAACTTTAACGATCTTAAAAAAATTATTCAGTCCCGTATCTTTTACCCTACGTTCATTACGGGTCTTTCGGGTAACGGTAAAACGTTCTCGGTTGAGCAAGCGTGTGCTCAACTCAAACGTGAAATGATTCGTGTAAACATTACTATTGAGACTGATGAAGACGATCTTATTGGTGGATTCCGTCTTGTTGACGGTGCTACTGTGTGGCATAACGGTCCCGTGATTGAAGCACTGGAGCGTGGTGCGATTCTGCTTCTGGATGAGATTGACCTTGCTTCTAATAAGATTCTGTGTCTGCAATCTGTTCTGGAGGGTAAAGGTGTTTTCCTCAAGAAGATTGGTCGTTTCGTGAAACCTGCTGCTGGTTTCAACGTGATTGCTACCGCTAACACCAAAGGTAAAGGTAGTGATGATGGGCGTTTCATTGGCACCAATGTGCTGAATGAAGCATTCCTTGAGCGTTTCCCTGTGACCTTTGAGCAAGCGTATCCTGCTCCTGCGACAGAACAGAAGATTCTTGAGGGTATCGCTCTGGATCTTGGTGTTGAAGACCGCGACTTCTGTAAGCGTCTGGTTGATTGGGCGGACGTGATTCGTAAGACATTCTACGATGGTGGTATTGAGGAAATCATCAGCACTCGCCGCTTGGTTCATATCATCCGTGCCTACAGCATCTTTGGTAACAAAGCAAAAGCGATTGACGTTTGTACCGCACGATTCGATGATGAGACCAAGCAATCGTTTTTGGAACTTTATGATAAGATTGATGCCGACTTCCAGATGCCTTCTACTGCTCCTGAAATGACTGTAGAATATATTGACCAACCCGCCCCTTTCTGATATAATTGGGGGAGGTAAAAATGTGCCTTCCCCTTATGAGTGATTCAACCTTTACTATTACTATGCCTGATAACAAAAATCATCTCTGGAAATATAACGAAGATAAAATTCTCAAGGATGTTGAGGATTATGTGACCAGCACTTATCACGGTCATTATTGTGGCGATGAATCTGGTTATGATGACATTCAAACAATTGATCTGATGGCAGCAAAGAAACTGGCAGCAGGTTTTTGTCAGGCGAATATCCTTAAGTATGGTAGTCGCTATGGTGATAAAGATGGACGCAATAAGCGTGACTTGATGAAAGTTATTCACTATGCTATGCTACTGCTTCACTTTGACAAACATTATTCCCGTAAAGATAATGGTCTGACCGAATTCCGTTGATTATGAAACTCCCTAACAAAACTATGAAACTCTCTGACAATACCCTTGCTCTCCTTAAGAACTTTGCTGGCATCAACAACTCTATTCTTGTGAAGCAAGGTAATCGTCTCCGCACGATTTCTGTTGCCAAAAACATTCTTGCCGAAGCAGAAATTACTGAAGATTTTCCCCGTGACTTTGCGATTTATGACCTGAACCAGTTTCTGAATGGTTTGAGTCTTCATCAAGACCCCGACCTTGATTTTACTGAAGATTCCCACTTGAGCATCAAAGAAGGTAAGCGTCGTGTGAAGTATTTCTTTGCCGACCCGAATGTGATTATCTCTCCGCCTGATAAGGACATTCAACTGCCTTCTCAAGATGTTTGCTTCCAACTGGACAGCACTTCTTTGGAAAAACTGGTCAAGGCAGCAGCAGTGTATCAACTCCCCGACCTTTCTGCGGTTGGTGAGAATGGTGTTATCAAACTGGTGGTTCGTGATAAGAAGAATGATACTTCGAACGAATATGCCATTGTGGTTGGTGAGACCGATAAAGAATTCACTTTCAACTTCAAGGTAGAAAACATCAAGATTATTCCTGGTGCTTATGACGTGGTAGTGTCTTCTAAACTTCTGTCGCAGTTTACGAATCCCAAATACAACCTTTGTTATTATATTGCTTTGGAACCCGACTCCTCATTTGAGTGATGGAATTTCTACTTTATTTGACTCCTATTGGGCAGGAGATAATGAGCAAGATTATGCTAAAAAATTATAGGGTCCTAGAAAATTCTGCATATTGTAGAAATAAAGAAGTTTTTGGTGGAATAGATGGTCCAAAATTCATAATCTGCACAAATAATATTAAAAATAGTATAAGCCCTGTACAACACTATATTAATGAAACTGTTTATCACGAAGCAGTTCACGTTGCCCAAGCGTGTAGGAAAAAACCTCTCAAAATTGATGATGCAACATTAGACCAATATAAACTTAATGATGTTGTTAGGTCTGTAAAGGCAAGTAAAAACGGATATTATGTTTATGAAACTGAAGCATACTATCTGGAAGATAAACCAGAAAGGGTGCTATACTACGTAAACAAGTATTGTTTCTGATGAATATATTTGTCACATCGCCATTTCCTGCAGAAAGTGCAATTTGTCTTCCCGATAAGCACATCGTCAAGATGCCATTGGAATGCTGTCAAATGCTTTCCATCGTGGCATCTGAAAAATGGGGTCATAACTATGGTCCTTTGTACAAGACTGATAACACTCCCTACAGAACTGAAAAGGGTGCGTTTCGTAATCATCCCTGTACCAAATGGGCAATGGATAGTATCCACAATGCCTATTGGCTGATTAAGTGGGGAATGAATTTGTGTGATGAATATACAATGCGTTATGGTAAAGTCCATTCGTGTTATAAGACTCTTGTAGATGCTTATTACATTTTTCCAAAGGGGAAGATTACTAGTGTAACTCCATTTGCTCGGGCAATGCCTGAAGAGTGGAAGTTTGATGATAGTATTGATACATTTACTGCTTACAAAATGTATATTGCTTCTAAACCTTGGGTTGCGAGTAACTATCTTCGTATGCCAGAACGTAAACCCGAATGGGTATGAAATACAATAAAGGCGACATTTTCCTTGACAAAGATACGCATAAGTTGTATATTTTTGATGGGACTGAATGGTGGGAAATTGTTCCTACCTGTGAATTGAAAAAACCTGATTGGGTATAAATTATGAACAGTGATTTTTTGTGGGTAGCAAAGTATGCCCCAAAGACAATTGAAGATTGTATTCTTCCTGAAAGCACCAAGAAGACTTTTCAGGACTTTCTAAATAAAGGTGAAATTCCAAATATGCTACTTGCTGGTCCTCCTGGTATCGGCAAAACTACAGTCGCAAAAGCACTCTGTAATGAATTGGGAGTAGATGTTTATGTCATCAATGGATCCGACGAGGGTAGATTCCTCGATACTGTCAGAAACAATGCGAAAAACTTCGCTTCGACCGTATCGCTTTCGTCAGATGCTAAACACAAAGTCGTCATTATTGATGAGGCAGATAACACAGGGAACGACGTACAACTCCTCCTACGGGCGTTTATTGAGGAGTTTGCTGGCAACTGCCGATTCATCTTCACCTGCAACTACAAAAACAAAATCATCGAACCCCTCCACTCCCGATGTGCCGTTATTGACTTCTCCATCAAAGGGAAAGAAAAAACCGCATTGGCAGGATCCTTCTTCAAGCGTCTACAAAACATCTTGGATGCGGAAGGCGTCGAATTCGATCAAAGAGTACTTGCAGAACTTATCAATAAGCACTTCCCCGATTGGCGACGAGTCCTCAACGAGTGTCAACGGTACAGTGTGGGGGGCAAAATTGACTCAGGAATTCTTGCTGCTTTCTCGGACATCGCTGTAAATGATCTCCTTCAAAACCTTAAAGAAAAGAACTTCCCTGAAGTTCGGAAGTGGGTGGTGGCTAATATGGACAATGATACTACTGTATTGTTGCGCCGTATTTATGATGCTCTTTACAGCGCCCTTGAAAACAATAGTATTCCTGCTGCTGTGCTTGTGCTTGCTAAGTATCAGTATCAGAGTGCTTTCGTAGCAGACCAAGAAATAAATATGCTTGCCTGCCTAACTGAAGTAATGGTTGAATGTGAATTCAAATGAAAAACAAGAAACTTAAAGCACTGATACAAAAACCATTGAGGTTTCATCATCAAGATATTCACGAAGAACTTGATGAACTGAAAAAGCAACATCAGGTCAAATCCAAGTGGTATTATATCTTTTGGGGTGCCTGTGCTGTTGCTGTAGTTGGCGGTCAAATTTATGTTGGGACTGGATATCGTGAGATGGCAGAAGCAACTAGAGATACTCAAATTGTTGTGAGGTGTGTAAATGGGTCTGCTCAAAATTGATAAGGCATCTCTTTATGATGTTCCTGTAAAAACAACTCCAGAAAATGTAAAGGAGGCAAATGAAGGTCTCTTTCGTGCTAAAATGACCGTTCCTGCTGCCGCAAAGCATTGTGGTATGACGCAGAAAGAAATGAAACTCACTTTTAGAGAGTATTTGAAGTATCATCCTAAAGATTATGAAGTCTCTTAAAACACCGTTACGCTATCCTGGTGGTAAGTCCCGTGCTTGCGTCAAGATGGATTCTTACTTTCCAGACCTCCGCAACTATGATGAGTTCCGAGAACCATTTCTTGGTGGTGGAAGTGTTGCGATTCATATCACTAAAAAATATCCTTACCTAGATATTTGGGTGAATGATCTTTATGAACCTCTTGTAAACTTCTGGCAGCAACTCCAGATGTTTGGTTCTGACTTAAAGGATAAACTGGTAGATCTTAAATCGACCCACAATAATCCAGAATCCGCAAAAGAACTGTTCCTCACAAGTAAGGAGAAGATCAATGACCAGAGTTTGCCCAGTCTTGATCGTGCTGTGGCTTTCTATATTGTCAATAAGTGCAGTTTCAGTGGTCTCACGGAGAGTTCATCATTTTCACCACAAGCCTCCAATGCCAACTTCTCAATGCGAGGGATCGAAAAACTGCCTTCGTATTCTAAACTAATATCGCATTGGCGTATAACTAATTATTCGTATGATTATCTGATGGATGGAAACAAGGGTGCTTTTATGTATCTCGATCCTCCTTATGACATTAAGGATAATCTCTATGGGCGTAAAGGATCAATGCACAAAGGATTTGATCACGATAAGTTTGCTGCTGACTGCGATGCTAACGATATGGACCAGTTGGTAAGTTATAATTCTGATCAACTTGTAAAAGACCGCTTTAAGAACTGGAATGCTGCTGAGTTTGACTTAACTTATACGATGCGTTCGGTTGGTGAATATATGCGTGAGCAAAAACAACGTAAAGAACTACTACTTTTTAATTATGGAATTGAAGGACTGGTTAAACTCGATCAATCAAACGAAGAACCATCTGATTGACGAAGACCCTTCGCTTGAGAAGGAATATGCACCTTATATTATCAATCGCTGTCTCTCTGGGCACATTGATTGTATTATGTTTGCGAATGAAATGAATCAATATCATTTTCTCCCGAAGAAGATGCAATATGACTTTTTTATAAATAGTCTGAGGAAAAAGAAGAGATTTTCTCCCTGGCTCCGTCAAGATAAAATCAAAGACCTTGATTATGTTAAACGTTACTATGGTTTTAGTAATGAAAAGGCAAAACAATCTTTGAGGATTCTTACTAAAGAACAACTTAATTTTATAAAATCGAAATTTGAAACTGGAGGAACAAAATGAGTGTCGTTCAAGAACCTGAAGTGAAGTGGACGCCCGATCAAATGGTGGAAGTCATTCTGAATGAACCAGATGACTTTTTGAAAGTTCGTGAGACTTTGACCCGAATCGGAGTTGCTTCAAGAAAGGAAAAAAAAATCTATCAGTCTTGTCATATTCTACACAAGCAAGGTAGATATTATCTCGTTCACTTTAAGGAATTGTTTGCTCTGGATGGCAAACACGCTAACCTAACTGTGAATGATGTTCAGCGCCGCAATCGTATCGCCCAACTTCTTGCTGATTGGGGTCTGATTGAGATTGTAGATGTCAAAAAGATTCAAGACATCGCCCCTTTGAATCAAATCAAAGTTCTTGCTTATAAGGATAAGGGGGACTGGATTCTGGAAACCAAGTATAATATTGGTGCTAAAAAGAAAAAGGTAGAGGATGCCGAATGAAAAAGAGCGGGTTTTACACCCGCCATTTTTATGTGAAG